TCATAAGCACCTACTAGTTTTTGCATTGAACTTTCACTGGCATTTTTTGAATATTTAAGTCCGTATTCATCAGCTGACTCTTGCAAATTTTTTAAACTGGCACTCTTTTGCACTTCTGTTTCAAGTTCATCAATGTTATAGAGTCCATAACCTTCTGTTGTTATACCTAATTTTCCAGCATTATCAACAAGTTCATTCCATCTATTTATTTCAGCCGTTGCTTTGCCATTTACTTTAGCGACATGTTCCCAGTCAGTATCAATCGCACATTCTGCTTCGTTTTGGGTTGCGGATTGTGTGCTTGTTTCTGAATTTTTAAAATATTTTTTAAACCAGTCATCATCGCTTAAATCAGCGCCCGACAATTCCCTTGCACTCATTTTTCCGATACTATTTTCAACTGTGTTTATTTTATTGATACTCTTATCAACAGCATTTTCAAGCTCTGATGTATCTGCTTTAAGTTTAATTGGTGATACTCCATCAGCTATATTGTTTACTCTGTCAACAGCTTTGTCGATTTCGTCAGTAGCAGTCTTTGTACCGTCAACTTTACTTAATTTGCCATTTATGCTTTCCATAGCTTTTGAGGCTCTGTCTGTTGCTGTAATATCAACATTAACATTTCTTTTTTCGAGTTTATCGAGTTCGGCATTTAATGCTTTAACTTTACCTGTGGCATTATCTTTAAAATCAGCAACTATTTCAATTTCTATACTTGAATTTGCCATAGTGTCCTTTCCATCAAATTTACATACAAAAAACGGCTATCATTTTTGATAACCGTTCTTTAGGTATTATTTTTCTTTTTACTGACCAGGTAGATATAATATGTAATATTCTCCACCTTCGTAGTCTTTTAATGCTAAATATATTTGGTCCTTTTTATCTTTGAAAAAGTACGCTGGACGTTCATTTAAAGAAACCTTATTCTCCCAACTGAATTTTTCCAAAACTTTAAATGTTATTTGAGTATTAACTAAAACTTTCTGAAGTTCTCTATTTTCATCCTGAACAGCTATCTCTTTAGTTGGTATCTGCTTTATTGTATAATTATACTCGGCTGATGAACCACCTATAAATAAGCAAGCAACAGGAGGCTCATTCAACACTTCTGAATCCCTTGACGTAACCCATGTCGGATATGATTCTGTTTGTTTTACAAGTGGTTTAAAGCTTAGTTGAGCTGGAATTTCTGCTTCTTTTACTGCAAAAGGAAAATCAAAGTTTTCTTCATCTGTGACTTTGTTATATATCTCTGATAACGATTTTTGGATATTGGTTTCAAGTATGGTATTTTGCTCAGACAACGTATTATATAACTCTTCATATTGGGTATATTCTGACTCTGATATAGCTTTTTCAGCCTTATCTTTAGTAGTATCCAATTTCGAAGTATCATAAGTCTTTGAGAAATAGTTTTTCTTTAAATTGTTTGAATTTTCAACAGTTTCCGTCAACAGTGTGTAATACTTATTATATTTATCTATCTCTGCAGATATTTTATCGTACAAATCTGTCGCTTGATTTCTCACTTCGGATAGTTTTGATAGTTGCTTATTCTCAAAAGCAATTTTGCTTTCTGATTCAATGTCAGAAATATCTTTTTTATAATCAGGATTAAAATACACCTCGTTCTCAAGATGTGACAAATTCGTCAGTTGCTCCTGTATATCTGTATTGTATTTTTCCAAAGTAATTTTACGATACTGAAAAACGCCAATCACTCCTATTGTAGCTAATATAGCCACAATTACAGATATTATAATAAAAATTTTTATTTTTTCCTTTTTCATGTAAAAACCTCCCTTTTGTATAATTTTAGCAAATAGAAGAAGATTTGTCAACTATTTTGCTTTGTAGGGAAGTTTCCAAGCACAATAGGCATTTTACGTTCATTCTTGGCTTTTTCCATGAATGCAAATACTACTTTTTGTTCACCCTGTCAGTCGCATTATTTCATTTGGAAATGTACGAAATCCCGAATACACAAAAATATCATACAAATTCCGCATTAATGGACTGACTTCTATCAGTTTTTTATGTAGTCTTCTTCGTCAACGACATCCTCACCGTCAAATCCGCTGAGTTTAAGAACTTCTTCAACTATTTTTGACTTTGTGCCTGCATTAAGCAGAATATCGACACAGTCAGCCTCATCAAAGATATTGAATTTCTGCTTTATGTCATTGTTACCCCAAATTCTCTGTTTATCTTCATCTACCGTAGCCGTATAAATCAGATTGTTATGATATTCAGTTGTACTTCTTTCACCCGAAATCTTAGGGTATTTCGGTCCGGCCGGATTAGGAATTTGCTTTGTTGCCTTTTTTGCCGCCGCTTGTATTTCACTTTGCGATAATCCTCTTATTCTGAATGAAAATAGGGTTTCACCACTTTGCTTTTTTACAAATATTTTCTTTATGCTATCTTCGTTGCCTGTTTTATAATCTGCCGCCTCAAGCAATGCCTTGACAAGACTTTTTTCGTCCTGTTCAAAGTTGGTTGAAGACTCAAGACCTGTTACATTTGTATTTTCTTTATTTACCATTTTTATTACCTCCGCATATATAAATTAAAAATTTTTATAACTTAAAAATGGCTCGTCCTCTCAAACCAAGAACGAGCCATTTTTTATGTGATTAGTTGTAAAGGTGCTTTGCTGCCATTTCTGAAATCATCTTTGGAATAGAATTCAATCTGAATGAGTTTGCTCTCTTGATTACATCACCAGGAGTTAAACTCATCAAGTCAATCGTTCCGTTTGGTACGGCATTGTTAAATGCTATACGTCCCTCACTGCTGCCATCAGGCTTAGTATTAACACCTTGAAAATTGTATACCGGAAGGTATCCATTTTGTATTGCAGTAAGTAACGGTGCCATTATAACATCATCTCTGATTACCGCTTCGGTATATGTCAAATCAAATGTTACACCTGTCGGAACAGTTCCCACCAAAATTGAACCAACACCTTGATATTCAGCAGTGTTTACATTCATTGCAACTTTAAACTCATTGATTTCAGCAAGAAATGTATTAACACCATTAACTTCAACAAATAATTTTCCGTCTTTACCTGTCATTAATTCAGTTGTATCTAATGTACTGTTGTTTCCAGCTGCCATTTTTATTCCCTCCAATCATTAAGAATTTTCGCTGTATTTCCATTTGTAATGAATGAAAATACGCTCTAATGTATCAACATCAACTGCATTGACTACGAAATAGCCATAATCGGCGCCGTACCCCTTATTGGTATCAAGCTTAAATGTAGGGTCAATAAGCTTGCCCTCGTCAGCCATGGTATCAAGCACGACTTGACCACGTTGGATAACATTTGCAATACCGTCTTTTGTACCATTAACTTTTCCGATTAATTTATCCATTTCACAGTCCAAGCGATAGAATGTTTCATGTCTTACTTTAGCTCGTTTGATTTTCTTCCAACCGTTATCCTGTTTTTCTTCATCAGGATTAATCAGTGTATTAACACCGCTGTCAAAAACAACCTTGCCGTCTGAATTAACAGATAGTAGTAACAATCCGTTTCTTACCGCATTTTCGTATTGGCTGTTCTTTAGTCGTTCTGTAAGTTTTGCCGCACCAGGCATTTCTGTACGAACGATACTTTTACTTGATGGCGTTGCAGCTATAACACCTGCCGCCTTGGCTATTGCCTCAGGTCCGCTGACAGTTTCACCGTCAGAATTGATAAAATCGCTTGCAAAATAAACAATAGGATAATTGTCTATCTTAGACGCATTCTCCATTCTCTTGTTTATATCTACACTACCCTTATCACCTATAACAGCAATAGCAAGATTACCGTCTTTAAATGACGTATTGATATATTCTATCAGCAATGCTTGTACATCCGAATCGACTGTATCCAGTGCGATTGTGTTATAGTAATACGGCTCAAATGCTTCAAATGCCGTACTGTAATCGGCTGTCGTAGCGGTAGGATTTTCGCCGCCCTCAAACGGTTGCTGTGAAACGTCTGTAATAGCGTCTGTAACACCATCTTCAGCCTTTGCAGTAATGTAATTACTCTGAATATCTTCAACAGCCTTTTCCAACGCTTTAGGCTCGCCTGTACCTGATGCAAATGTAATTGTTTCAACTTCCTTTGCACCGTCATAAATTACAAGTTCTCTTGTACTCTCTGCACCCAACTTATCTCGTACTGATACAGTAAATTCATGCGTTCCAGGATATTTAAGTGTCAATGTAACTGCCTTTGTTTCATTCGACTTTAGCTCAATCTTGCCGCTCTTACCACCTGTTCCTAAACGAACTAAGTACAACTTATCTAAGCCGCCATCCATATAAGCCTCTGCCACACTCATTGTACCGCCTGTGCCATATGTATTTTTCATAGTAACATCAGACGTTCCAATTTCATGAATAGTGACTTCATTCAGCGGTCCCCAATCAGATTTAATAGGCAACACACCTATACCGTCTAAAGCGGACGCTACAGTATTATTTACATTACCGTTACTTGAACGTCTGTAAACACCGGCACGAGGGTACTCCTTACCGTCTTCATAAACATATCCCATGCTTATTTTACCTCCTTGTTTTTAAATTTTGATACAATTTCTTTAGCTTCTTCCAAAGTAAATAAATCCTTGTCTGCCCTTGAAAGCGCTGTACGAATAATAACATTATTCGCATTAAATTCATTTTCTGCCTTTGATAATTCATCAACGGTATATCTTGATACAGATGATGTTTTTACCTTTGCAGAGTTCTTTTCAGCTGGCACATCTGCTGTTTTTTCATCTTTTACAGTTTTGGTTGCCATAAGATTACCTCCTTATACAAAAAAGAACGCCTTTAAATAAGACGTTCTTAATCATTTATTTTAATATGTTTCAATAATTCTGAATCAGGCTCTTTGCGCAATACGCAATAATCGCCTTCAACAGATAATTGACCGACTCTTAATTCATCAGCTCCAGGCTGAAGTTGATTGTTATTATCAACACGCATCCATGTTCCATCAGGAAATTGTAATACCTTTTTTTGATTTAGCTTAGTACACATCATACTCGCAATAGCATTAGAAACAGCTATATCTTCTGTAAAGATATGAGCATTCATTACAGCAGTGTACCAATCACCTGCATACATGCTAGGTATTCGTTCACAATTACCTACCTTTGATTTTCGCCAGTACACCGCAGGAATATCCTTTTGAGGTTTCCATACGGTCGGAATATCTTCATCATATCCTATCAGTTTTACATCGGGTAGTAATTTTCGTGTCCATTCATTAACCAGTTTAATCGGATCAGGCTCGCAGGTTTGTTGATTAGGAAACGCAAGTAGTGTAAACAATACCGCCGCAACGGTTATTTTTTTGTCCGCAACATCAACGTATCGTGTAGAATTCCATTTCGCAAGAATTGTTGTTTCCGATTTACCGCTAAAGAAATAGCCGTCTACATTTGTTTTGACCGTTTCTGCTATTGCTTCAATCTCTGATGTGTCTTGTAAATACACATCAATTTCTACTGTACCACTGATTTTACGTTCTGTGTCGGATTGCATATTTGCAAAAAATACAATTCGTCCATATTGTACGTTATCGTTCCATAAATCAGACATATCGTCAGGGGCTGTCTGATTAAAAATCGCAGGCTCATCATCATATTTAGTTAAATATGATGTTATATCGGAACATTTCCTTAGATGATTATTTAAAATTTCTTCAAACATAAATCTTTCTCCTTTAATATAGTTCACTGTATATTGCAATAGCTTGCGGCAATGCGTCTTCTGCAATACGGTCACAGTGTGGTCTTGCTGCCATCTTACTTGTACCGTCTTCCAAAAACGGACCGTACAAACAATCACTTGTTACTTTCGCTGTAAATGACATTCCGTTGCTTTCTGTTGATGAAACAAAAGAATTACGGTAATTTCCCGTTCTCACTCCCGGTGGTTGACCTGGAGCAGATACACCGCCGCCTGCCATCACATTAAAAACAGAATTTCGCAATGCACTTGATACTCGTGCAGTTCTTCCCGGCAACTGTGCTTTTATCTTATCAAGTTCAGCTTGAACAA